CGGCATGGAGTTCGTGCTCTCCGACGAGACGCCGGACCGCATGGACGACATCATCATGTCGGACGGATGGGACCTCGAGAACTTCAAGAAGAATCCCATCGCGCTGTTCAACCACAATCCCAACTTTATCGTTGGCAAGTGGAGCAGCGTCCGCATCAAGGACAAGGCGCTGCGCGGCCATCTGGAGCTCGCCCCCGCCGGAACGTCGCCACGCATCGATGAAATCCGCAAGCTGATCGAGGCGGGAATCCTCAAAGCCGTCAGCGTCGGTTTTCGACCGCAGGACGCCAAGGCGCTCGACATCAAGAATCCGTTCAGCGGTACGCAATTTCTCAAGCAGGAACTGGTCGAGACGTCGCTCGTCTCGGTCCCGGCAAACCCCAACGCGCTGGCGGTTGCCAAGTCCCTGAAGATTTCTCCCGCAACCATCGATCTCGTGTTCGCCGGGCATGGCAAAGGACACGGGATGCGTCGGCGCGGGCTAACCGGCGGGCAAGCCGAAAACAGACGAAATGGAAAGGGCACGACTATGTCGTTGGCTCAACGCATTACCGACGCCGAAAAGCGTCTGGTCGAGAAGAAGGACGCACTGGCCTCGCTGGTCGATGGCATCGACGAGACAAACGTCTCCGATGAACAGGTCGAGCAGATCAACAAGGCAAACAATGAAATCGCGCAGGAGGAGAGAGGTCTGACCGTCATGCGCGAATCCGAACGCCACCTCGCCGCACACAGCGAGGACGGTGCGGGTCGGTCGGTGGTCACGACCCACAAGGGCAAGGCGAACGGCGGCACCGCACTGGCGGCGCGACCGTTCAGCATCAGCCCGAAGAAAGTGTCGCCGCTCGATCTCTTGGTACGGGCGGGCACCGTGCAACTGTTCGCGCACATGCATCGCAAGTCGCTCGATGAAATGCGCCGCACCATCTACGGCGATGACGAGCCGACCAAGGCGGTTCTCGAATGGGCGATGCGGGCGGCAACCGCGCCAGCCATGACCACGGTGACCGGATGGGCTGCCGAACTCGTGCAGCAGATCGTCACCGACTTCATGGAAACGCTGATGCCCAAGTCGGTCTATCCGCGTCTCTCGGGTTATGGCCTGTCGCTGTCCTTCGGGCGCAACGGCAAGATCATCATCCCGACCAGGTCGCGAACACCGACCATCGCGGGCTCGTTCGTCGGTGAAGGTCAACCGATCCCTGTCCGTCAGGGCGCGTTCACCTCACAGACGCTCACCCCGAAAAAGATGGCGGTCATCACCACGTGGACGCGGGAAATCGACGAGCACTCGGTCCCGGCCATCGAGGGCTTGCTGCGCAACGCCATCGGCGAGGACACGGCGATCTCACTCGATTCCGTGCTGCTCGACGCCAACCCGGCGACGCTGGTACGGCCCGCCGGTATCCTCAACGGCATCGTCGGTCTGACGCCGACGGCGGGCGGTGGATTCAACGCGGCGGTGGGCGACATCAAGCAGCTTACCGGTGCGTTGATCACCGGCACGGCGGGGAACGTGCGCACACCTGTGTGGATCATGAACCCGCAACAGGTGAACAGCCTCGGTCTGGTCGCCATGCCGGGTGTCGGCGTCTTTCCGTTCCGCGCCGAACTTGCCGCTGGCAATCTCGGCGGCTGGCCGGTCATTGACGCCGGTACGGTGCCGCTCGGCACGGTCATCGCAATGGACGCCGCCGACTACGTCAGCGTCGGAGGCGAGGGACCGCGCTTCGAGATCAGCGATCAGGCGACGCTGCATCTTGAGGACACCGCGCCGGCGGACATTGGCACGCCGGGAACGCCGGGTGTCGTGGCCGCGCCGGTCAAGTCGATGTTCCAGACCGACTCGCTGGCGCTGCGGCTGATCCTGCCGATCAACTGGACGATCCGTCGTCCGGGTACGGTGGCGTTTGTCGCGGGCGTGACTTGGTAAAACGCGGAGTCCCCGTCAATTCACGCGATTTGATGGGGACTCCAATTTGATCAGCCCCAACAAGGAGATAGGAAGATGACGGACAATCAAGCTGACGTCGCTGCGAAGCAACGCGACGAAGCCGAGAAGAAACGCGGCGAGGACGCAAAAAAGAAACTGGCGGATGACCGCGAGGCCCGCAGCAAGTCGGCGGGATCGAAGGAAGGCGTGGCCGGTTCGCAGCCGACGCCCACGCAGGAGGAGAACGATCTCGCCGCGATGGGCGTCCCGGTCCCTGACAAAGAGGATGATGGGAGCGGACCTGATCCGGGCGTGACGGCGACGAAACAGTCTGAAGCCAAGCCGCAATCGACGGCGCAACGCGGCGGCTATCAGACGAGGACCGCGACACCGGCCAAGCACGAATGACCGTTCGCGGTTTTCTGTCACGGATCGCGGGCCAGTTCGTCCGCAAGGGCGAAGGGGACTTTCACCCCGGCCCGTGGCAATTGCCGATTACCGGCGGGTGGTTGCCCGCCGGGGTCGGCGAAAGCGTGAACTGGTGGCAGCTTGGCTACGATCCGATCTACTCGGGCGAGCGGTCGGCGATGGTGGAGGCTTGCGTCTCCGCCTACGCGCAGACGGTCGCCATGTGTCCCGGCGATCACTGGCGCTTGCAGGAGGATGGCGGGCGCGAGCGGGTGAAGAACTCGGCGCTGTCGCGCGTCCTGCGCCGGCCGAATGATTATCAATCGATCAGCGACTTCATGCTCAACGCCACGCGGTGGCTCTATCTCGACGGCAACTGCTACGCCCTGGCCTTGCGCAATTCGCGCTACGAGATCGACGAACTGCATCTCATGGATTCGACGATGTCCTACCCGCGCCTCGCGGAGAACGGGGAAATTTTCTATCAGCTATACGGCAACGACATCATCGAGAAGCGGCTCAACGGCGAGATGCTCACGCCCGTGCCGATGCGCGACGTGCTGCACATCCGGCTGCACACGACCAAACGGTTTCCCACGCCGCTGGTCGGCACGTCACCGATCACGTCGGTCTACGACGACATCGGCGTCGGCGACGCCATCGCGCGGCAGCAGATGAAATTCTACATGAACGAGGCGCGGCCATCCGCCGTGCTCTCGACCGACATGCAACTGAGCCGGGACCAGACGCAGGACCTGCGCGACCGCTGGAACGATCAGGCCAAGGGCATGCACCAGGGCGGCACACCCATCCTGACGTCGGGCCTCAAGGTGCAGCCGTGGTCGGTCGGCGGCAAGGACGCGGCCACCGCCGAAATGATGAAGCTGTCGAACGAGCACATCGCGCTGGCGTTTCGCATCCCGCTTCAGATCCTCGGCATCGGCGGCACCAACTACGCCTCGACCGAATTGCTCATGCAAAGCTGGATCGCCTCGGGCTTGGGCTTTGCGCTCAATCACATCGAGGAAGCCTTCGGCCTGCTGTTCGACCTCAAGGGCCAGCCCGACGAGTATGCGGAGTTCGACACGGCGGCGCTGTTGCGCTCGGCGATGAAGGACAGGATCGATTCGCTTGTTCGCGGCGTACAGGGTGGCGTCCTGTCACCGAACGAGGCTCGCAATATCGAAGGCTATGGCAACACCAAATTTGGCAACGAGCCGCGCGTCCAGCAGCAGGTCGTGCCGCTCTCCGCCGCCGAGGCAATTCCGGCGTCACCAGCCCCGCCAGCGGCACCGCCAGCGCCAGCGGCAGACCTGCCTGAACCGAAAGGCAACCGCGATGACATCCAACGGGAAGTCCGAAACCTCCTCAATAACGCCGCCCGCATCGGACGCCGCCGACTCTCTGCTTGAGGTGTGGCGCGAGGCGCTCGCCGAGGTGCTCGACGCGGAGCGGCATGCGTGGTCGCGCGAGCGGGCACTGATCGAGGCGCAAGCCGCGAGCGTGATTTCCGCGCTCAAGGCCGAAGTCGTGCTGTTGCGCTCGGAGATCACGGAGCGCGTCAACGCGCGGCTGGCCGAACTGAAAAACGGCGATCCGGGTGCGCCGGGGACCATCGGCGATCCGGGGCCAGCCGGTCCGGCAGGACCCATCGGTGAACCGGGGCAACCCGGCTCTATTGGCCCCGATGGGCCAGCCGGTCCGGCTGGTTTGCCGGGTGAGCCGGGAACACCGGGAGAACAAGGCCCGGAAGGCCAGCCCGGAAGGCCAGGGGAGGCCGGGGAGCCGGGTAAACCGGGCGAGCCGGGAGAGGTGGGTGCGCAAGGCCCGGAAGGCCCGGTAGGCCCGGAGGGGCCGCAGGGGCCACGCGGTGAACCGGGCGCAAAGGGTGATCCGGGTGAGCGCGGTGAAAAAGGCGACACGGGAGCAACCGGCCTGTCGATCAAAGGCGATCCCGGCGAGAAGGGCGAAGCGGGACCGCAAGGTTTGCCGGGTGAGCCGGGAGTGCCGGGGATCAACGGCAAGGATGGCGCACCGGGCGCACCGGGCAAACTGCCGAAGGTGCGGCAATGGAAGGAAGGCGTCTGGTACGAGGCCGATGTCGTCCGACACAACGGCGGCACCTATCAGGCCGAACGCGACACGGCGAACACGCCGGGATCGAGCGTCGATTGGATTTGTCTCGCCGCGCCCGGACTAGAAGCGCCGCAAATGCAATTGCGCGGCACCTACAAGGAGGGCGAGACGTATCGCTATCTCGATGTCGTCGCGCTCAATGGCTCAAGCTTTGTCGCCCGCAACAACGATCCGGGCGCCTGTCCAGGTGCCGGATGGAAACTGATCGCGTCCGCCGGTCGGCCCGGTAAGCCGGGACCGAAAGGCGAGCGTGGCGAGCGCGGCCTGACCGGCGAACGTGGCACCCCCGGT